GCTGGGTCATCTTTCAGCGATAGTGGGATTAATGGGTATATTCAAGATTACCGGATCACAAGAGGGCTTGTGAGATACACCGCAAACTTTACACCACCCACAGCAGAATTACAAGGATAAATTATGGGTAAGTATTCTGAAACCCGATATGCAAATTATGGGGGTTACAATCATCCACATCAACTTAGAGCAATTTTAATGTGGGATATAATGTTGACTGATTCTGAAATTAAAGACGTTTATGACACATTTTCATCAAGTGCAATGGCCACTTGGGACGGGTAATAATAATATAAAGGTTTACAACTGCTAAATAATGTGATATAATATTAGTATAATCTGTTAAAAAGGTATTACTATGAATTTATTCATCTTAGATAATGATCCAATCAAAGCTGCTCAATTACAATGTGATAAGCACGTAGTTAAAATGATTGTCGAATCTGCTCAAATGTTATCGACGGCTCATCGTATGCTTGATGGTATTGAAACAAGACGAAGATCTAAATCCGGTAAAACTATGAGTAAGTATTGGGAATTGCCAGATGATCGTGAATCTGTTCTATACAAAGCAGTTCATATGGGTCATCCTTGTACAGTATGGACAATGCAAAATGATAATAATTACCGATGGCATTATGAACATTTTTCTGCGCTATGTAAAGAATATACTTACCGCTATGATAAAACTCATTCCACTGAAAATCTTCTCAGTAAAAAATTATCTAAACTTCCAACTAATATTAAAGAGGGTTTTAAATACCTAATGACTCCATTTGCTCTTGCAATGAAACACGAACCACAGTGTATTATTGAAGGTGATCCAGTTAAATCTTATAAATTATATTATCAGACAAAACAAGATAGATTTAAAATGGCATGGACTCGCCGTCCAATTCCAGAATGGTTTGAGGTAAAAGAAAGTGCGTAAAGTTTCTATTCCACGCAAGTTTAATAAATTCTTAAAAGAAGAAGCTGCTCATTATCGTAGGGCATTACAGTTACCAGACAATAATCCTGCTAAACGTGATATAATTCACCATTGGGAATTGGAAATTATTAAACAAAAAAATGCATTACAGATGGACTTTGATGAACTACGATACTGTAACATAAATGTCACATAATATATTAAATGAAAATTAAATGTATTTTACTGTTTACAACTGGTCAAAAATGTATTATAAAGGTATTAACAAAAAGGAGATACATTATGAAACTGGTAAAAATTCAACTCGATATCCTAGAAAATGCAGTTGCATCAGAAGCAAAAAATGGCGTACGTAAGCCAATCCATGTAAGAAATTTTAAAACTCTTGATGGCTTTTCACAAAGATATCAGGAGTATTGTAATCGAATGGAAATGTTAATAAATGCCGGTTTTATTTCTCGTGATATCAATCCTAATGATGGATATGCTTACATCACAATTAAAGGTGAAAACTTTATTAATGGAGTTACTTATTAATGTTTGATATCGAATATAGGGTTATTGATAGTATACAAATTGGTAGTCTTAAAGACGGAACATATCTTCAACTTGTTGTAAATAATAACTCAAGTGGTCCAAAGCCAAAAGAATATATTAGATCTTGGTCAGGTTTGTCTAAACAATGGAACATTATGTATAGATATAATGTAGAAGAATCATGGAACAAATGGAAAAGGACTGAAAAAACGTGCCAACATACACATTAAAAAATATTAAGACAAATGATAGATGGGATGTAGTTTGCAGTTGGAATGATTTGCAAGAAACAATAAAACACGATCCTGAAATAATTCAGGTTCTGGGTGCTCCTCGGTTTGTAGCTGGAAAAGGTGATATGTTTGGAAAAACACCGGACGGATTTAAAGATTTAAAAAGAAGAATGAAGAGTGGTTCTGGTAAAGGTAATACGATTAACATATGACTAAAAAAAATAATTCGTTACAGGTTCATGCGGAAGAACTTATTCGTATTGAACCTATTACAGAAAATCAGCGAAAAGCGTTTTCTGCTTGGGAAGAAAATAAAAATATAGTACTATCAGGAAGTGCTGGTACTGGTAAAACTTTTATCGGCTTATATTTAGCTTTGAAAGCAATGCTGGATGAGCCTGAAATTTATCGTGATATAACTATTATGAGATCTATTGTTCCTACGCGGGACGGTGGATTTCTTCCTGGTACAATAGAAGAAAAAAGAGAACCATTTAATTTGCCTTATAAATTCATATGTAATGAGTTGTTTGGTGAGTTTGGTTCTTATAATAAAATGATAAACACAAAGCAGATAAAATTTGAATCTACTTCGTATATTCGTGGTTGTACATTTGATCACTCAATTATTCTTATTGATGAAATGCAAAATTTAAACTTCCATGAATTAGACTCTGTTATTACACGTATTGGTAAAGATTGTCGTGTTATTTTTTGTGGCGATTATATGCAATCAGACTTTAAATTTGATGATGAGAAAGATGGTATTTTAAAGTTTTTAAAAATTGTAGAACAAATGAGATTTTTTGAAGTAGTTAAATTTGGATGGGAAGATATTGTAAGATCTGATTTAGTTCGTGATTATATAATGACAAAAGAAATGTTAGGAATATCATAGGAGAATTTAAATGAAAGATTGGGTTATTCAAAAAATCGGTGAAAAAACATCGTTAAATGGAGCAGCTTTAATTGCTGTAGGCGTTATTGTTTTAATTGCTGGACCATTTGCTAAATTAGCAGCATATGCAGCAATTGCTTACGGCGCATGGTGTATATGGGATAATGGTGATGATTGAAATTTATGGTACAAGTAGATGTGGTTATTGTAAGAAAGCTGTAGCATTAGCTGAATCATATAAATTAAAATATGAATATAAAGATGCAGAAGATTTAGATATATATGAACAGTTACTTAGTAAAATAGGTTCTGTTCCTACCGTTCCACAAATATTTTGGAACGACAAACATATTGGAGGCTATGAAAGCTTTTCCTTAGAAATAGAAAACACACGGGAGTACGGACAAGATGGATTTTGATTTTACAGAAGATCATGTCAAAACAATTCTACATAAAAGCGATGTATCAGATTGGTACAATGCAATGGTAGAAATGTTTCCAAAATATGATATTACTACACCTAATCGGGTGGCAGGGTTTATTGCTCAGACAGCACATGAAAGCGCAAGTTATAAAACAATTACTGAAAATCTAAATTATAGTGCAAAAGCACTTGATGCTATTTTTGGTAAATACTTTAAACGTGCTGGTGTCGATGCTCAAGGATATCATAGACAACCAGAAAAGATTGCTAATCGCATTTATGCCAATCGTATGGATAACGGCGATACAGCATCTGGTGATGGTTGGACATTCAGAGGTGGTGGAATTCTTCAGCTTACTGGTAGATATAACTATACCGAGTTTGGTAAGACTGTAGGAATGACTGCTGAAGAAGCTACTGATTATGTACGGACACCTCAAGGTGCTATTGAATCAGCTTGCTGGTTTTGGAAGACTAATAACATTAATAAGTATTGTGATGCCGATGATATTGTTCGTATGACAAAACGTATTAATGGTGGAACCATTGGTCTTGCAGATCGTAAGAAGCATTATGCACATGCTCTTGAAGTACTTGGAGGTCATGTAGAATTTGATGATGATAACGATGATGTTGAACTTAAATTGGTTCGTAGAGGATCAAAAGGTGATACAGTAAGAAAGCTTCAAGAATGTCTTGGTCTTGATGCTGATGGTGATTTTGGTCGTGGTACTGAAGCAGCACTTAAAGCATGGCAACTTGAAAATGGATGTACTCCAGATGGAATTGCAGGACCACAAACACTAGGCAAAATTTTCTCATAACATAAAGGTGAAATAAGTAAGATGGCTAAATTTGGTCGATTTGATCCACGTAATAAGAAGCGTGACAGAAATAAAAATATGTCTCAAAGCAAAGATAATAGAATTAGAGATGTTGAAGAAAGAAAAACTGGTTTTAAAATACGAGGCCATAATATAGATTATGCAATGTATGAAGGTCAAGATGAATTTAGTGATGATAATGAAAGCTAACTTATGAATAAAATTATACTAACAGACTGTGATGGTGTCCTCCTAAACTGGGAGGGCGCTTTTACTGATTGGATGACTAGTCGTGGCTATGCAGTCGATGAAAACAATCGAAGAGAATACAATATGGGAAAGCGCTATGGTATAAGCTCTAAAGAAAAAGATCAAATAGTACGAGCTTTTAATGAATCAGCATGGATGAAATATCTAAATCCACTACGTGATGCTGTATATTATGTGGATCTTTTACATCGTAGACATGGTTATACTTTTCATATGTGTACATCACTTACTATAGATGAATATGCTCAAAAGTTAAGAATAGAAAATATTGAAAGATTATTTGGTAAGACTGCATTTACTAAATACATTTTTTGTGATACTGGTGCTGATAAGGATGAAGCTCTTGAGCCATATAGAGATAGCGGCTATCTTTGGGTAGAAGATAAAATTGAAAATGCAGAACTTGGTTTACGTATGGGTTTAGATTCAGTTTTAATATCACATCCATGGAACAATAATTACGATAACGATTATATTCCTAAATATGAGCGTTGGAAAGAACTGTATGACAAGGAAATAATTGCATGAGCATTGCAACGTTACTATGTCTTCGATTTGAATACGAAGAAATTATTAACAACTTTGAAATTCCTGATAACAGAAAAGATGGTGTTCTTGAGAATATGGCGTGGTTTAAAATGTACGGTAATAAGAAAAATAGGTTTAGACCTGGGTACGATAGAGCTATGGAAATAGCTAATAAAATTTTAAACAACGTTTAACTTATATAAATATACTAAACATATAATAAAAATGGTAGTAATTTATGTCAAAAGCAAGAGATGTATCAAGACTTTTTAGTAAAACAGGAAGCAGTGCAGGTAATGTAGGATCTTCCGTTTCTTTATCAGATAATCCACCTGCTTCTGCTGCAGCAGGAGATACTTGGTTTAATACTACAAATCTTAAAACATATATTTATTATGATGATGGTACGTCTACTCAATGGACACCAGCTACACCTATGATATCTGGACCAGCAGGTCCTTCTGCTAATTTATCAGCAGTAGCAGAAAATATTTTACCTGATGCTGATAGTTCAAGAGATTTAGGTTCACCCACTAAAAAATGGAAATCTTTATATCTTAGTTCAGATACATTATTTCTTGGTGATTCTGGTTCTATTTCAGCAGGGCCAGGTGGAGAAATTGTTTTACCTGCAATTAAAATTGGAACAGGTACAAATGCAGTTAAATTATCTGCTGGTGATAGTGGTGATCTTGTTTTACCTTCAATTAAAATTGGACATGGACATAATACGATTAAACTGCAAGTCGATAGCACCGGCAAACTGAAAAAAAAATCAACTAAAGCTGGTGTATCACAGCCTGAGGTTGACGATGTTGAAAACATATCAGATTTACAAGACGTTGATATTATATCTTCTGCTCCAACAGATGGACAGACATTGCTTTGGGATAGTGCAAATAGTAAATTTATTCCTGGCGATGCCGGTGGTGGTACTGCATTAGTAGGTATTACTAGTATTGATTCTGTTAGTGCCCAAACTATTATAGATGAAGTAAACATAAAATCATATACTATGAGTCGGTCTCCAAGTTCAAGTAGTATAAACGAAGGACAATCTGTTACTTTTACACTTACTACAACTTGGGTTGGATCTGGTACAAATTTGCCATATACTATCACTGGAATTTCTGCTGCTGATTTATCAGCGGGTAGTTTAACTGGAAATTTCACAGTAACTTCAACTGGAACTCAAGGTGAATGCAGTGGTACTGTTTCTGTCACTTTGAGTGAAGATGTTCTTGCTGAAGGAAGTGAAACACTTTCTATTAACCTTGATAATGGAGAAGCTAGTTCCAGTGTAACAATTATTGATACAAGTAAGCCGCCTCCATCAGTTATAGATTATGAACCATCTTGGAATGCAACTCATATTTATGGAGAACTTTATACTAGTGGAAACAGGGGAAACGCTGGCGATTATTATAGACATGAAACGTCTTTCACATTTAATTCAGCAGCTTATTTATCAGAGACAAATTTTGATAACGAAGATCAAATTGTTTGGTTATATTTCCTAGGCGGTGGTGGTGGTGGACAAAGTGAGGTAAACCAAAACGGACTTAATAATGCTGGAGTCAACTCATGGAGATTTGGGGGGTCAGGTGGATGTGCAATGATATGGGTGGGCAGAGCCTCAGATTTTCACGGCGCTGCTATAACGATAGGCGCAGGAGGGGCAGTCGGGGGTAATGGATGGAGAGGTGGTCATTCATCAAATTCCAGTATAACTTTGGGTGGAACGACCTATACTACAAACGAAGTTTACAATGGCGCTAGAATATGGAATCCAAATAACGAGATAACTCAATCTACTATTTTTACAGGACCAAATTTTGAATGGCCTGTAACTGGTTCTGCCTATCCTAATGGTTATACAGCAACTTCAAGAGGTTATGCTTCTTATGTTGCAACAGGTAAGGATAATACACAGTCTGTCTGGGGCGACCACGATGAAGGGGATGGTACTGGCGGGACAAATGACTATATAACTAACAGAACTTTTGCTGCTGGCCGCGGCGCAGGAAGCGGCACAGCGAATTACTCAGGATATGGCCATTTGTCAACATCTAGGTATGCAGGCGATGGCATGATGATTATAAATAATAATGCTGGTACGATTCTCACTCCGGTAAATACGTTCGATGTTCTCTATCAAGGCGGAGGCGGAGGATGCTCCAAGCCTGGAATGACTGGTCCTTCTGCAAATCCACAAAATGCTCATGCTGGAATAAAAGGAAATCTTAGAGTATATTGGGGATAAATAATAGTTAGGAAAAAAATTATGAAAACATTTTATCACAAAACAGACCGTAATAGTCCAATAATAGTGGCTGATGATGCACAAATATCCGACTGGCCAGATTATATAGAAACACAACCAGACTTGCCACTATCTAATGAAGAAATTGCAGAATTAGATATTATGATGCGAAGAATGAGAGATGCAGAACTTGCACGAACAGACCATTTAATGTTACCAGATATGAATCCTACTCAAAAAATTATAGACTATAGACAAGCATTAAGAGATGCGCCGCAGCATCCAAATTGGCCATTAGAAACACCAGATATTACTTTCAAGGGGAATCCCAACAAAAATGATAGAATTTTAGATGGTGAATATCCTTAATGAAAATAACAATTGTAGGTCGGGGAACGGCTGGATGTATGTCTGCAGCATATTTTGCTAGGCACACTGACTGCGAAATAGATTGGTATTATGATCCGAATATAAATCCACAGGCTGTAGGAGAAGGATCGAATTTATCTTTACCTTCTAGACTACAAGATTGTGTAAATTTTTCCGCGAGAGATTTTAGCAAGATAGATGGAACAATAAAAACAGGTATATGGAAAGATGGTTGGGGTAAGGGTATGAAACCATACCTACATGATTTTCCTGCTCCAGCAACATCTATACATTTTAATGCAATAAAGTTACAAGAATACATCGAAAGTAAAATATCAAATTTTGTAAACATTAAAAAAGAGAATGTTGATATAAAAAATATAGATTCAGATTTTATATTAGACTGTTCGGGTAAACCAAAAGATTATACAGATTACCACATATCAAAATATATTCCAGTAAATTCTGTTTTTGTTACACAATGCTATTGGGATTTTCCGCGATTTAATCATACATTGACAATTGCTCGACCATACGGTTGGGTTTTTGGAATACCCCTGCAAAATAGATGTTCTATAGGTTATATGTACAATAAAGACATTAACACCTTAAAGGAAGTCCAAGAAGATGTAAAACACATATTTGAGCAGTATAATTTAATCCCCAGCATAGACACAAATTCTTTTTCTTTTAATAATTATAAAAGACGTACTAACTTTAATGAAAATATTTCGTACAACGGAAATGCTTCATTCTTTTTAGAACCCCTCGAGGCAACTTCTTTTGGCAATGTAGATTCAATAAATTATATGACATTTAATCATTGGTTTCACGATCATGAATTAGATATTTCAGATAGAAAATATCACGCAGTCATAGATTCTACAGAGAATATCATAATGCTTCATTATTATGCAGGAAGCGATTTTGTATCAGATTTTTGGGAATATGCAGAAGAACGTGGTAGAAAGTGTATAGAAAACGCAGATGAAAGTTTATCTTATATGATTAAGAATTCCAAGAGTCCTTCAGGATTAGGAAATTATTTAGATGCTTTTATTCATCCTGGAGGTATGAGCGTAGAATTAGATTCTTTATACAATTCATGGCCAGAATGTTCTTTCTCTCAAAATATAGAAGGATTGGGCATAAACTAAACGAATTTTTCTTATAAATATATAATAAGAACTAAAGGAATTTCTATAAATGGCAATAAACTTTCCAGATAGTCCAGCAAATGGTGCTACACATGCTGTAGGTAATTTATCATATGTGTATAATTCAACAACTGATGTTTGGGAACCTTCGCAAGCAGTAACTACTGCTACTATTCAAATTTCTGATACACCTCCAGCAACTGCAATACAAGGAGAATTATGGCATAACTCATCTGATATGAAATTGTATGTATACTATAATGACGGTACATCAAGTCAGTGGGTAGTTGCTTCTCCTCAAATAGCTGGTCCGGCTGGTCCGGCTGGTTCTTCTTATAATCTTACTGCTGTTGCTGAAGATATTTTACCTGATGCTGATAGTTCAAGAAGTTTAGGATCACCCACTAAAAAATGGAAAGGACTTTATTTAAGTTCTTCAACTATTTTTCTTGGAGATTCGGGTACTATATCTGCTGGGGCCGGTGGAGAAATTGTTTTGCCATCTATCAAAATCGGAAAAGGCGCAAATGCTGTACGATTAGAAGCTGCAACTGATGGTAAATTAAAAACAAAACAAATTACTGGAGGAGTTGAGCAGCCAGAAACAAGCGCAAATGCTGCTACTGTATCTGCTTCAGCGCCGGCAAATCCAAATAGTGGTGATACTTGGTTTGATACCACAGATGCAACATTAAATGTATATTATAATGATGGATCATCGGCTCAATGGGTAGGAATAAATTAAATGGCTGTAAATTTTCCAAGTAGTCCAAGTAACGGAACAACTCATACAGAAGGCACCAAAACATGGACATACGATTTAGCTAAAACAAAATGGAAATTAAACGGCCCTGTAGCTGGCTTAAGTATTTTTGGAAATACTACATCTTCTGTTGCCGATACTGCTGCTTTAAATGCAAAAACTGGAATGGTAGCTACTGATCAAGTATATGTTGAAGATATTAATAAAGTTTACAAGTACTCTGGTTCTGCGTGGATATTAGTAGCAAGTCTTACAAACTCTCCACCGCCAGCCTTAAATAGTTTGCCAAAAAATATATATTTAAGAGTTGATGGTGTTGCAAATTCTGTTACTTTAACTGAAACTGATCCTGAAGGTTATCCTTTAACTTGGTCATATGCAGTTACGACAGGTTCTGTGGGCAATATTTGTACAATCGATTTAACTAATAATGTCTTAACATTTACGCCATCATCCAACTCAGCCCATGCTGGAAGTTTTGGAATTACTATTTCTGTAACTGACCATATGAATGCAACAGTTACAAAATCTGCAACAGTAATTTTAGATTTTAATTTAGACATAAGAAAGTGGGGTCATTATGATCTTAAAGACGCTTATGTGGATAACAATGTTTTTACAAGAAATATTGATTTTGCTGGAGGATTACAGTCTCATAATGCTTTGACTTTTTCTCCAGATGGATTAAGAGCGTGGCAAATTTCAGAAGATAGAGATGTATTATTTGAATACGTGTTAAGTAGTGCCTGGGACGTATCAACTATGAAAATAGATTATACTAAGCAAGCAACTCAAATGGAAGGGTATCTTGGTGAAGAAATTGATCAGATGGCATTTAATAACGATGGTACAAGAATGTATTTTGCGGTTGATGATACTAATCCATCAGCATCAGCAAATAAACTTATTCAAGTTGATTTAGGAACTGCATATGATACATCTACTATAGATGGAAGTTCTGTAGCATATTTGACTGCAGCGCACCCGTCAGCGCCACATAATCATGTAGAAGGATTTTGTTTTTCAGCAAATGGAAGTTATCTCTATATTACTGATGATAGTGTAGATGATATTTTTCAATTTACATTATCAACCCCGTGGGATATTACCACCGCCTCATATACAGCAATTAAAGAATCTACAGGAAATTCATATGGATTATGGATAAGTTCTGATGGTAGTGAAATGTATATAATGCAATCAGGCAGCGGCAACTATTTAAAACAATGTACTATGTCAACACCATATGATATTACTACTTTAAATTATTCTAGTCCAACAAATGAGTTGGCTTTTAGTTCTAATAACTATGAATCTAATTTACCAAGTACTCAAATAAACACACCTGAGTTATTGGATGTTGCTTTCTCTCCTGATGGTTCAAAATTTATTATATTTGGTGCTTTTCAATCATCTCAATTTCATATGCAAAGTATTACTTTGAGTACTCCTTGGGATATATCAGTATCATCACAATCTAGTTCTACTCTAAAACATAAATTTCTCAGTATGGATACTGCTAGCGACATTTCTTTTGCGGTATCGCCCGATGGTAATAAATTTTTTAGTGGTATTTTTGCATATCAAAAAGGATTTAAACAATTTACATTAGCCAATACAGGAAATTTACAAAGTATTCAGATTCAAGCGGCTCGGTCTACTGTTAATGGAAAATTAGTGCCAGATGTTAGTTCATATTTAGTTACTAGTACTGGTGACGGTGGTACTGGTGATGTACCAAGTGGACTTACTTTTGCAGATGGAACGTCTGTAGGAGATATGTCACCACAGCGTATGACATTTAATCATAATGGAACAAAATTAATATTACGCACATCGACTACTTCCAATAATGCTCATTATCATTTATTTCAATGGAATTGCCCAACTCCATATGATACAACATCAATATCTTCAACAGATATGGTAGCACCATATTATGTTGATATTAGAGCCGTTTCGGGCGGTACAGTAATTTCCGCTACAACTAGTATGACTTTTAGTGGCGATGGGTCAAAATTTTATATGATAATTGATGGAAAAATCTTACAATGTAGTTGTCCTACTAATGGTAGTATATTTTCTATGACATATGATACTGATTCTGGTGGAAATGAAACTGGACACTTTGTTAATGCTACCCATAACGGAGGATATTTTCGCCCAATTGTAAATAGTACGTATTCAATGAATCATCTTGGTGGAATTGGCGGTCTTGCTGCTCCATTGCAAGGTATAACTTGGCATCCAGATGGATACAAAGTTTATATTGCTACTAATGCAGATAATGCTTATCCTTGTATTGTAGAGATGTCAGTAGCAACACCTTGGGATTTATTTACAGTAGAAAATCCATTAAAACATAAATGGGCAATTTTTGGTGGAAAATTTTCTGGAACAACAAGTGCCATTGCAGATTTCGTAGGAGATATACAATGGAATTCTGATGGAACCATTTTATATACAACTATAAAAACTGATCATACTCCATATGCTGAACATGGATTATTACCTGAAAGTAATGTTTTAGAGTTTCCATATCTTTCTGGTGCTGTATCATATAATGGTATTAATGCAGAAAGTCCATACAATTTAAAATGGGCCTACGCTGACGATATATTTCATCATGACCTGACCGAACCTAGAGCATTTCAAATAAAACCAGATGGCACTAAGTTTTGGATTTGTGATAATAGTGACGATGATGTTATAGAATATAATATGTCAACCCCACATCAATTATCAAGTGCTACAATAGGTAATAGATTATTAAACGTAGAATCAAATGCTTCTGGTATGTATTTTGCACCAGA